GGTAATTTCGAACCGCCTTACAACGCTAGCGTCAGGCGCGCATGAGTCTCAACAAGAGACGCAATTGAGACTCATTTAAGACCAAGAAATCCAAAGCTGACCATTATATGCCCGAAAACACCTATTTGGCCTTATTTGCCGTAAAAGCAGGCTAAATTGCCCACATGGAGCCTGTTACGACTAAAGAGCTGTCCCAAACCCTTGGGATCACCATTGGCCGCATCTCTCAGCTCAAGACAGAAGGGCGTTTTGCAGGATGTTTCACGGTTCAGCGCAACCGCATCCTTTGGGATGAAGAGAAGGCTGTGGACGCCTACAAGAACGCCAACCCCAGCACATCGATCTCACCTGACCGGCTTGCTACATCTGCGCTGGACATCCCAACGTTCAACGAAAGCAAGGCCAAGTCTGAGCATTTTCGCGCCGAGTTGGCACGGCTTGAACTTGAGACAAAGGAGGAACAGTTGGTGGAAGCCAGCCGCGTGGAGCGCGAAGCGTTTACGGTGGCCCGCAGCGTCCGTGATGCGTTGAACACCATCCCAGACCGGGTATCCAACCAACTGGCTGCCGAGAGTGACCCGGTAATCATCCACAAGAATCTCAGCGAAGAGATCCGCAAAGCACTGGAGAGGTTGACCGATGCGTGATGGTGCTCAGATCTACAAACAGGCGTTCCTGAATGGCTTGAAGCCTGACCCTGACCTGACGGTCAGTGAATGGTCGGATTTGTACAGGATGTTGTCCAACAAGGCATCAGCAGAGCCTGGGCCGTGGCGTACCGATCGCACGCCTTACCTGCGGGAAATCATGGACTGCATGTCCGCCAACAACACCACGCAGAAGGTGGTCTTCATGGCTGGTGCGCAGTTGGGCAAGACCGAGGCAATCAACAACGTGGTGGGGTACATGATTGCCCACGCGCCTGGCCCGGCGTTATTTGTGCAACCAACGATTGAGATGGCCAAGCGTCTCAGCAAGCAACGCTTGGATTCATTGATTCATGAAACGCCATGCCTTGCGGATAAGATCGCGCCAGCCAGGAGTCGGGATAGTGGGAACACAATGTTCAGCAAGGAGTTCCCAGGGGGGATCCTGCTTCTTACTGGTGCAAACAGCGCTACTGGTCTTCGCTCTGCTCCTTGCCGGTGGGTACTGCTTGATGAGGTGGATGCTTTTCCGTCCGACGTTGAAGGTGAAGGAGACCCTTGTGCATTGGCTGAACGTCGTGCATCCACTTTCAGTCGGCGAAAGATCATCCTGACTTCAACGCCAACTGTCAAAGACATGTCTCGGATTGAGACTGAGTATTTGGCTAGCGACCAGCGCCGCTTCTTTGTGCCGTGCCCACATTGTGAGCACAAGCAGTGGTTGCAATGGAAAAATTTGCAGTGGCGTGATGGCGATCCAAAAACCACGGCTTACGTGTGCGAAAGCTGTGGCGCCCACATCCCCGAGCATTTCAAGTCGGAGATGCTACGCAAGGGTGAATGGCGGGCAACTGCGACGAGTGAAGATCCGCGTACCGTTGGGTTTCACCTGTCCTCGTTGTACTCCCCACTTGGCTGGAAGAGCTGGGAGGAGATTGTCATTGAGTTTTTGCGCAGCAAAAATGATGCTCCGCTGCTCAAAACTTTTGTCAACACCGTGCTTGGCGAGACGTGGGAGGAGGAAGTCGGGGCAAGGCTTGGTGCTGAAGGTTTGGCCGAGCGTGCCGAGTTCTACCCGGCCAGTGAAATCCCGCGGGATGCGTCGATCGTCACGGCTGGCGTTGACGTGCAGGACAACCGCGTGGCCGTTGGCATTTACGCATGGGGCACTGGTGAGGAGTGCTGGCTGATCAGCCACGGGGAGGTTTACGGCGATCCAGCAAGTGGCAAGTTGTGGGAACAAGTTGATGACCTCGTACTAAGGGACTATCCAAGGGAAGGTGGTGGGTCTACCCGCATTTCGGCTGTTGGCATTGACTCTGGGGGACATTTCACCTCAGAGGTTTACGCTTACGCCCGCAGCCGTCGCGGTGATGGTGTGTTTGCTTTGAAGGGGCAGTCGGTCCGTAACAAACCGCCTATTGGGAAGCCTTCCAAGGTGGATATTAACTACAAGGGAAAAGTGCTCAAGAATTCAGCGGAGGTGTTTCCGGTCGGTAGCGACACGATCAAAACAACGCTGTTTGGCCGCATGAAGCACAACGAGCCGGGGCCGGGTTACATCCACTTTCATGCCGAGGCTGGTCTGGAGTACTTCAAGCAATTGACGGCTGAACGGCAGGTGGTGCGGTACGTCAAGGGATTCGCCATTCGCGAATGGAAGAAGAAGGCAGGCGATCGCAACGAGGCGCTGGATTGTTTTGTGTATTCGTTTGCGGCCTTGAATTATTTGTACATGCGATTCAACCGGACCACGATATTTGAGCAGTTTGCGCGTAAGCTGGACGCTGAGCCTGTCAAGGCTAAAAAATCAGAGCCAATACCGATAGAATCCACCTATCGGCCGCAACGACAGCGTAGGGCCCGCGCCTCTTCATCATTCGTAACAAACTGGTGACCATCCTTGTTCCAGAACTGATTTACGCCGGGGACACGGTTATTTTTGACGTGCCCGAGTTTACGGATGCGATTGGCACCACCATCTCCAGCGGCACCTATACGTTGAAGTGGTACGCCAGAACCAATACTGCATCTGAAGGCACCACCATTACTGCTGCCGCCGAAAGCACAGGCTGGCGGGTGACGGTGCCAGCCGCCACAACTTTGGCCTTTGATGCTGGGTTGTGGACCTGGCAGGCAATCGCTTCTTATTCCACGTCGCAGTACACCGCAGGCCGCGGCCAGTTCACCGTCAAAGCAAGCGCGGCTTACACCGGTACACCCGGTGCGTTTGATGACCGCTCCCGCGCTGAAATCGATCTTGGCTATGTGGAGGCCGCTATTCGTACCTTGGCGCAGGGTGGTGCGGTCCAGGAGTACACGATTGGCAACCGCAACCTCAAGCGTTACAAGATGCCTGAGCTGTTGCAATTACGTGATGTGCTCAAGGCTGAAGTTGACAGGGAGCGAAGAGCTGAAAAGATTAGGCAGGGACTTGGCAACCCTGGAGTCGCTCGCGTGAGGTTCACCTAATGGCTTTCTTTGGTTTCGGTCGCGTCTCCAGCGTCCAGAAAGATCTACGCAAGGCGCAAGAGCGCAACGCAAATCTCAAGCGTGCATATGCAGCCGTTACAAGCAATCGACTTACATCTGATTGGATCAGTCTTGGCACAAGTGCCGACAGTGAAATCAAAAATAGCCTCAGGCTGCTTCGAAATCGCGCTCGCCAGTTGGTTCGTGATTCTGACTTTGCCAAGGCGGCATTGAGAGCTGTTCGCAACAACGTGGTTGGCACGGGCATTAAGCACCAAGCGCAGGTGCAATTCCAGCGTGGCGGCAAGCTTGATGATCGGATCAACCGGTTGATTGAAAAAGCATGGGATGAATGGACGTGTGCTGACACCTGCCACGTTGCTGGTCAATTGAGCTGGCAGGACATCCAGCGGCTGTCGATTACTTCGATGATCGAATCAGGCGAAGTTTTTATTCGTCTGGTCAACCAAACCTTCGGTGACAGCAAGGTTCCGCTTGGTCTTGAAGTGCTTGAAGCTGATCTACTTGATGACGATTACACCGGCGTCGAAGCAAACGGCAACCGCGTCCGCATGGGCGTTGAAATTAACGAATGGGGCCGTCCAGTTGCCTATCACTTCCTGCGCACGCACCCTGGTGACTACCAATTCATTGGCACTGCGGCTGTAGTCAAGAGGCGACAACGCATCCCTGCAAAAGATGTCATCCACCTGTATTCCATTGAGCGCCCCGGCCAGACTCGTGGCGTCACAGGATTTGCCTCAGCAATCATGCGTCTCCGCAACCTAAGTGGTTACGAGGAGGCTGAGATTGTGGCTGCACGGGCATCGTCAGCAATGATGGCGTTTGTGCGCACGCCAGACCAGGAGCTGTTTGAAGACGGCAAGTTCCAAGATGATTCGGTCCTTGATTTCTCTCCCGGTTCAATCCGTCGTTTGGCACCTGGAGAGGAGATGCAATTCTTCTCGCCTAACCGGCCTGACGATGCGTTTACGCCTTTTGTGGCGCAGATGCTTCGTGCCGTTGCTTCGGGTGTTGGCTGCTCCTACACCCAAGTCAGTTCTGACTTCAGCAAGAGCAATTACAGCTCTTCACGGCTTGAGCTGCTGGAAACGCGGACGCATTACAAAACTTTGCAACAGTATTTGGTTGAAGCATTGTGTGAGCGCGTCTACGAGCGTTGGTTGGAAATGGCTGTTATGGCAGGCGTGTTGAATCTGCCTGGCTACGAGATCGATCCTGAGCGCTATGAGGAGTCCAAGTGGATTCCCCCTGCTGCTCAATTTGTGGACCCACAGAAGGAAGCTGATGCTTACAAGTCATTGATTCGGAACGGCATCATGACTCTTTCCCAGGTCATCGCCTTACATGGCGGTGATTTTGAGGAACAGATGCGTCAGCGGGCGCATGAGCTGGCGTTGGCCGATGAGCTTGGCATTGTGCTTGATAGTGATCCCAGTCAGGTCAGTGGATCTGGCATACAACAGCCGCAAATGGTGGAAGATACCGCTGAACCCGATAATCTGGAAGAAGATGAGGTTGAGGAACTAGATTCATGAGTAGGTATTTTCGAGAGCTTGCCAAACGCGCAAAGGTAGGCGATAGCGAAATCAACCTGATGCCAACTGAAGGCATGAGGACTGAAGCGAAGCGCTACAAAGATTGGAAAGCAGACGGCAAAGCAGGCGGCACGGACGTTGCCGCTAGTCGGGCCAACCAGATCTTGTCTGGCGAAGAGTTGTCGCCTGCCGTTGCAATCGAAATGAACGCATGGTTTGCTCGCCACGAAGTTGACAAAAAAGGCAAAGGGTTTACTCCTGGTGACAACTACCCGTCTCCTGGTCGGGTAGCATGGGCGGCATGGGGCGGAGACGCCGGACAATCGTGGAGCGCCATGAAATCATCTGCCATTAAAAAAGCACAGGAGCGATCCATGGAACCAATCATTGAAGGTCGTCCCTATCCAAATGAGCACGCCGCTCGTTTGAAAGAACCGGGGCAGTACGACTCGATTCGTCGCGTAAACAATGAAGGCGGCGAAGGTGTTGATTTTATTTACGGCATTAAAGATGGCACGTCTGAAATCCAAGCCATTCGTTTTGACGCAGATCGGTTTTCTCCTGCCGAAGCGCGCAAATGGTTGACTGACCATGATTTTAATGCAATTAGTTTTGAAGCTGCAACCATTGAACGCTCCGAAGAAGAAATGCGCAAAATTGAAGGCGAATCGTTTCAGCGTGCGCTGGTAACTGATTTTCGTGCTGCTGGCGAGGAACGCACCATTGAGTTTCCTTTTGCCTCTGAGGCTCCTGTTGAGCGTTATTTCGGCATGGAAGTACTGAGCATGGATGAGAGCGCCATGGACCTCAGCCGCCTGAACGATGGCGCCCCGCTGCTGTTCCAACATGATCCTGATCGGATCGTTGGCGTTGTCGAGCGTGCCTACATCAAAGACAAGCGCGGCTATGCCAAGGTCAAGATGGCCAACAACGACCTTGGTCGTGAGATGCAGGAATTAATCAAAGACGGCATTCTCCGCAATGTCAGCTTTGGTTACAGGATTAACTCGATGGAAACAGACAACAGCACTGACCCAATCACGTACCGCGCTACGTCATACCAACCGTTCGAAATCTCGCTGGTGACCGTGCCTGCTGATCAATCAGTAGGCATAGGTCGAACTCTTACTATTAGTGAGAGTTCAACTACGGCCTCAGCCGTGACCAATTCACCTCTCTCGGAGTTAAAACCCGTGGAACCCACCTTCGACATGGAGGCGATCCGCGCTGAGGCCGCACAGGCCAAGGCAAAGGAGCTTTCAGAAATGATTGCCCTAGGCAATCGCACCAACAACAGCGACATGGCCCAGGAGTTCATCACGAATTCCCGTGGTCTTGATGAGCTGCGCACTGCACTTCTTGAAAAAATGAGCACTCCCGCCCAGCCTGTGGACACCACAGTCGCCGACATCGGCCTTTCCAAAGAGGAGACCCGGTCTTTCTCTTTCCTTCGCGCCATTAACTACCTGGCCAACCCTGCTGATCGCCAAGCGCGTGAAGCTGCTGGCTTTGAAATTGAAGCTTCCGAAGCTGCTGCCGCCAAGCTTGGCCGTCAGAGCCGTGGCATCACGATCCCCCAGGAAGTGCTTCGCCGCGACCTGAGCGTTGGCGTAGCTACCGCTGGTGGCAACTTGGTTGCTACCGAGCTGGACTCTGCTTCCTTTATTGACCTGCTTCGCAACGCTTCCGCCCTTGATCAGGCTGGCGCCACCGTGCTGACCGGTTTGGTTGGCAACGTTGCAATTCCTCGCCAGTCTGGCGCTGGGACCGGTTACTGGGTGTCGGAGGCAGGTGCTCCTACTGAAAGCCAGCAGACCGTCGATCAGGTCAGCATGACCCCTAAGACGGTTGCTGCTTTCACTGATTACAGCCGCCGCCTGATGCTTCAGTCTTCGATCGACATCGAGAACATGGTTCGCCGTGATCTTGCTGCCGTTCTCGGCCTGAAGATTGACCTTGCTGGTCTTTACGGCACTGGTTCCAACAGTGAGCCTTTAGGTCTGAAGAACACCACCGGAATCGGCACTGAAGACTTCGCCGCTGATGCTCCTACCTTCGCTGAGGTGGTTGCAATGGAATCTGACGTTGCCGCTGCCAACGCTCTGCTCGGTTCGCCTGTTTATCTGATGAATGCTGCCATGCGCGGCAATCTGAAGACCACGAAGAAGGACGCTGGCTCTGGCATCTTCATCATGGAGAACGGTGAGGTCAACGGTTACCGCGGCGTGCTGTCCAACCAAGTGGCATCGAATGATCTCTGGTTCGGTAACTTCGCCGACTTGATCATCGGTTACTGGTCTGGCCTGGACATCATGGTGGACCCCTACACCAACAGCACCAGCGGCACCGTTCGCGTGGTTGCAATGCAGGATGTTGACGTGGCCATCCGTCATCCTGAATCCTTCAGCCGTGGTAACAACACTCTCTGATCATGAAGATTCGCATCCTTAGGCAAACAATCGCCGGCGGTTGCGTGGTTCGTATGGGGGATGTCATTGAGGCATCCCCTGACGACGCCAGACTTCTGATTGGTATTGGTAAGGCTGAACAAGTTATCGAGGCTCCGGTTGAAGAGCCAATTAAGACCACACCTACACCTTCCAAACGGAGGAAACCACAATGACCGTCCTTAACCTTGGGACTAAAACAACCCAAATCGCTCTGTTCCCTACTGCCGTTGGTGCTTCTACCACCACTGGTAGCGCCATTGATTTGCAAGGCTACGAAGGCGACATGGTCGTTCTTCTTGACGCTGCTGCCGGTGGCGCCAGCATCACCTTTGCTGTCAAGCTAACCAGCTCTGACACTTCTGGTGGTACCTACACAGACGTCACCGGCGGTGGTTTTACAACCACAACCGCCAACACTGCTTCCCGCCAGAAGCTGTATGTCAATGTCACCGACATTAAGCGTTTCGTCAAAGTCTCGCTGACTGTTGCTGGTGGCACTGGCACCGGTGCTCTTTCCGTCCAAGGTCTGGCTTCTGCCAAGTACGGCTAATCGCCATGGCGTTAACTGAAGATCTAGGAATGTTCCTTGCTGATTTTGGCGTCACCTGCGTGGCTGGCGCCGTAACAGCAAATGGAATTCTGGATACTCCAAGCCAGGTAATCAGCGATGGGATGGTCTTAACGACTGACTACACGCTGACCGCTAGATCTTCAGATTTTGGTAGTCTCGTTCGCGGTGGTTCAATCACTGTGGGCGGGACTGCTTTTACTGTTCGGGAGACAATGCTGATTGACGACGGAGCTTTTGTTCAAATTGCACTGCAAAAGACATGAGCGCAACATTAAATACAAATAGCCGTGCGGATTGGGCGAGTATTAACCCAGTGCTTGCGCAGGGTGAAGCTGGCTATGAATTGGATTTGGGTAATTTAAAAATTGGGGACGGGCGCAAGGCTTGGAGCAGCTTGCCCTATCATGGCTCGCCTGGGCACTGGGGATCGTTTTATGACACAACTTCCCAGACTGCCACTGCAAACACTCCAACGGCAATCAAGTTACGGTCAACTGATACGTTAAGCCGTGGCATCCGAATTGAATCAGAATCGCGCATAACGTTTGAGCGGACTGGCGTTTACAGCATTATTTATTCAATTCAATTTAGTAACACAGGATCTAGTATCTACGATTCAGATATATGGTTGCGAAAAAACGGCGGCGGCACTGCTGGCAATTTGACAAATACTAATACACGTTTTAGTGTAATTGCAAAACATGGAAGCATTGAAGGCAATATTGTCGGCACCGTAAATTACGTTTTGCGTGTTGAGGCCAACGATTACTTGGAATTGATCTGGGCAACTTCAAGCGCTGAAGCATATATTCATGCAGAAGGCGTTCAAACAAGTCCCTTTGCCCATCCAGGCATTCCAGGCATTATCTGCACAGCCACTCAAGTTGCTTCCGCATAACCATGGCTGATACCCGCCGCGAATTGATCCTGAGCCGCATCAAGACAAACCTTGACGCAGTTACGGGTGCAACCGTCTACCGCAGTCGCGTGGAGCCGCTGTCACGTTCGGAGGTACCAGCCGTCATTGTTGAGCCGGTCAACGACAACCCGGTTGGCACCAGCTTTTACGACAAGCTTGACTGGACAATGCGGGTGCGGGTCACCACGTTTGTCCGGGCCGCTACGCCAGACGACACGTCAGACACGTATTCGCAGCAAGTTCACGCATTGCTGATGGCGGATCAGACGCTGAACGGTTACGCCCTTGATCTGCTGCCCGACCGCACAGACTTTGCAATGTACGAGGCTGATATTCCTGTTGGTATGATTACCCAAGACTTCTTGGTGCGATACCGCACAAGTCGCACCAACCTAACTTCTGCCTAGCACCATGGCTAAGATTGAAAAGGAAATCCCTATCCCTGGAGTGGGCGGCAGTTATCTGTACGACCCTAAGACTGGGAAGCTTACACTGACTACAACCACTCCTGCTTTACAGAACAATGGCTCTGACACGGAAGAAGTTTCTGCTCGCGAAGATTGAGGCTACCTACGGGACTGATTCAATCCCTGTTGGCGGTAGCAATGCCATTCAAGTCACCAATCTTGAGGTGACTCCTATCGAGTCAGACAACGTTCAGGCGGCGTCATACCAAGGCTTCATTGGTAACAGCACTCGCGGAACGTTGGTTGCCAACAAGCGGGTTTCGGTAACTTTTGAAGTTGAACTGGGTGGTTCTGGAACCGCTGGTACTGCACCTGCTTTTGGCCCGCTGCTTCAAGCTTCCGGCATGAGCGAAGTGGTTGTAAGCAGCACATCTGTTACCTATGCAGGCGTAAGCGCTAGTTTCTCCAGTGCTTCCTTGTACTGCTTCTACGACGGCACTCGCCATAAGATCACTGGTGCCCGTGGCACGGTGACCTTCAACATGACGGCTGGGCAGTTCCCGACCGCCAGCTTCCAGTTCATCGGGATCTACAACGCTCCTGACGGCACGGCTGCTTCTGGTACTTTTACGGTTGCCAACCAAGCTGCTGCACTGGAAGTCAACGACACCAACGTCACCACCTGCACATTCCACGGCGTTACAAGCACTCGCCTTGAAAGCATTGACCTTGCGCTGAACAACACACTTCTTTACAAGGAAACCGGTTCCAGCCAAGAAGTGCTGATTACTGACCGTGCCGCTGGTGGCACCGCAGTGATCGAGGCACCTGCCGTGGGCACCACCGATTTCTTTGCCAAAACCGTTGCATCTGCGACCGCAGCAAGCACCATCGTGCTGGGCGCTACCGGTGGCAACATTGTCACGCTGAACGCACCGCAGACTGACATCACTGGTTGCAGCTACGGCGACACCAACGGTGTTATCTCGCTGTCCATGCCCTACTTGGCACTTCCTACCACAGCAGGCAATAATGAGGTGAGCCTAGTTTTCACCTGATTCTGCATGGCATTCGTTCTCAAAAAGGTTGCATCTTACAAATGGCCCGTCACGGTGGAAACACCCATCGATGGCGGCAAGTTTGAAAAAACTACGTTTGATGCAACCTTTCGCAAGATGAGTCGATCGGCGTTTAACAATCTGGTTGAGGAAGGCGACGATGCCTTGCTTGATCAGATTCTTGAAGGCTGGGATGGCATTAAGGACGAAGACGGAAAGGATGTGCCTTTCACACAAAAAACCAAGCAAGAACTTTGCGATGATCCGTATGTGGTCAGGGCGCTGATCAACGCATACAGCGCAAGCGTGCTTGGAGCGCCTGCAAAAAACTAGAAGCCGCAGCTCAGTATTGGGCACAGGGCGGCGTTGCAGACGAACGTGAGGTTGACCTCAAAGCACTGGGTGCATCTGAGGAGCAAATTGCTGCGGCACGCCTAGAGGCGGCTGAGCAACACTGTGAGGTTTGGGAGGAAAACTGGGAAATTGTCGCCATGTTCTTGCGCATGGGAACCCAGTGGAACGTCAGCATGGCTGGCCTTACTGGCTTAAACTACCCATCACTAGACTGGCTTTGTAGACTGTATGAAGTGAAGGAGCCGCTTGAGATGTTTGAAGGCATCCAGGTCATGGAATCAGCGGCCCTGCTCTGCCTTAATAGCAAGCGTGCAAAGTAATGGCAGCAACCGAGCAAAAATTTAATATCAAGGTTGCTACGCAGGGGACAGAAACTCTGACAACCTTGAAGGCCAAGCTGGCCAACCTAGGCAAAGAAGTCAACGCGACCAAAACTGGTTTTCAAGGCGCAGCAGCAGAAATTAAAAAAGTTCAGTCAAGCAGTGATCAATCTGTAAATTCTTTGCGTAATTTTGCGTCTTCTTGGCGTGAACTGGCCAATAGCGTCAGTGTTACAAGCAAAGAATTTCGTGACTACACACGAGAGGCCGAAAAGGCTGAGCGTGCTGCGGCAAAATTTTCTACTACGCAAGGCAAAGGTGGCCGACTTAGTGGCGCCGCAAAGATTGCGGGTACAGTAGCTGCTGGCGGTGTGTTTGGTGGCCCTGAAGGCGCCATTGGCGCCCTTGGGGGTGGAATCATTGGCGGAGTACCAGGCGCAGCTGTTGGCGCGGCATTTGGCGCTCAGCTTGGTCAATTGCGCCAGCAAGCCGCAGCGCTAAGCACATTTGTTGCAGAAATTAATAAATCTAGAATTGCCTTGGCTGGAGTCAGCAAGGACCAACAAGATTATGGCAAATCAATTAAAGACGTAACTGCGCTGTCTAGGGATTACTTGTTGCCGATTGGCCAAGCAACCAGTCAATACACAAAACTTAAAGCTTCTGTTGTTGGCGCTGGTCTTGGAACAAAAGAAACAACAGCAGTCTTTCGTGGTATTGCTGCCGCAGTGGTTGCAACTGGTGGATCAACCGAAGATTTAAATTCAGCACTAAGAGCAACATCTCAAGTATTTAGCAAGGGCAAGGTTTCTGCCGAAGAATTGCGACAGCAGATCGGGGAACGCCTTCCTGGTGCTTTTACAATTTTTGCTCAATCTCTTGGCAAAACTCCTCAAGAATTAGACAAAGCACTAGAAGATGGCAAGGTTACGCTGGCAGATTTTTATACGTTTACGCAAGAATTATTAAAGCGATATGGGTCCACCGCTGAAATCCTTGCCAAGGCTCCAGAGAACGCTGGCGCTCGATTAAAAGTAGCCTTGTCAGTAGCCGGTATTCAATATGCGGGTTTTTTCCAAGTGGTTGGGGCAGGGTTTCAAAATCAAGCAACACAACTTGTTGAATGGGCGTTAAACAATGAAGTAGCAATCAAACGCGTTGTAACCGTATTTGCAATTGGTTTCAATGAACTCAGCAAGGTTGTCACAACGTTTGCTAAATTCTTAGTTGGAGTATTTAATGCAGCCTTTACTTTATTGCTTGGAAACTTAAACACAGTCATGCAGCGAGTTGAGAATGCAATCAACCGTATGAAAGCGGCGCAAAAATTAACTCCTGGAAAAATTCAACAATTTCAACAGGAAGCGCAAGCCGCAACAAATAAAAAATTTGGTGGCCCTGGCGGGCTGTTTACTTTTGCGCGAGCAGGAGAAGCAGAACCGTATTACAATAAATATTTTGATAATTTGGTTGACACGGCTACCAAGTCTACTGGAGCTGAAAAATATACCAATAAAATTCAAAACATTTTATTCCCTGATTTTAACCCATCTTCGTTTGGGGCGGGCGTTGGGGCTGTTGTTCCGACTGGTGGCGATGGAGAAACTAAGGGAAGCAAGGCAGCCGCAAATGCTGCCAAGCGTTTGGCCGAGCGAACCAAGAAACAACTTGACGCAGCATTCAAATTAAATGTATTGGCTAATGAAAAATTAGACGTTCAAATGTCCATGACTGACGAAGAAAAACTTCAAGCCGAACTTGAAAAAGTAGCGGTTGAACGACGTCTTAAATTTACCGAATTGCAGAAAAAAGCACTTTCACAAACAGAGCGAGAACTTCTTGCAAGCGCTCAACTTAGCACAATTCTTACAGATAACGACAAAGCAGAAAAAGCCAAACAAGAATTGCTTACTAAGCAAACCGCAGAACTGTATCTGCAAATTGGTTTGGCCGATGTCCTTGGCAAGAAGTTTCAAGCTGCTCTTGGCGGGGCGTTTGGCGGCGATAGCACTGCTGGCCGGTTCAGAACTGATTTGAATCTCATGCCCGGCCTGACTGGCGGTGAGATGGGAGCGTACTACGATGATCTGCAAACAAAATTTAAAGATCTTATTAGCACGTCCAACCAAGTCAAAGAAGCTGCTAATTCAATTGGCACTGCTTTTGGCGAAACTTTTAAAGGATTGATCACTGGTTCCATGGGAGCGCGTGAAGCTTTTGCCGGATTCTTCCAAAGCATTGCCAACCATTTTGCAGACATGGCATCTCGCATGATTGCAGATTACATTCGAATGCAAATTATTGGTCTTGCTCAACAATTCTTGCCATCCATTGGCGGCATTTTTGGTGCTGGTGGACCAACAAATTATTCAGGTGCTTTTGGTGGAGGCGGCCTTGGATCAAGTCAATTCATGCCTGGTGTCCCGTCTTTGGTTGGCAGCAGGGCCGTAGGCGGCCCCGTTGCAGGCAGTGGAGCGTATTTGGTTGGCGAGCGCGGTCCTGAAGTGTTTATGCCTGGTCGTAGTGGCACAATCGTTCCAGGTGGAGGCATGGGTGGCGCCAACGTGACGGTCAACGTGGATGCAGGTGGCACTAGCGTCCAAGGCGACCAAGCACAAGCCAAGCAATTGGGTGTTGCCGTTTCGGCTGCTGTTCAGGCAGAATTGGTCAAACAGCAACGCCCTGGTGGTTTGCTCTCTGGCACGCGACGCTAATGGCTGCTTTTGATGATGCAACGGTAGGAGTGGCTACAGGCCAAACCACACCAGACTTTGGGGCCAAACGCCGCAGCGAACCCAAGGTTACAAAAGTTCAATATGGTGATGGATATGAAATGAGAGCAATTTTTGGTTTAAATCAAAGTCCCAAGATGTGGGATCTTACGTGGAGCGCCAAAAGCAATTCAGTTGCTGATGCTATTGAGGCATTTTTTGAAGCACGTGGCGGACAGGAATCTTTTACTTGGACGCCAATTGACGAGGCAACAGCTTATAAATTTGTTGTTGAAAGCTGGGATCGCGATTTTCAATACGCTGATATTTGCACAATTACGGCTACCTTCCGCCAAGTATTTGAACCCTGATGGCATACGCAAGCTGGACTGCCACTACCAGTTACGCCGTCGGTGCCATTGTCCGCGCCACGACGGTGCAGGATTTTGGCTTGGTGTTCAAATGCACCACAGCGGGCACTTCTGGTGCATCTGCACCGGCATGGCCAACGCTGATTGATGGCACTACGGTTGATGGCACGGTTACCTGGACGGGGATCAGTGCGGTCTACGAAGACCTCAGCGTGCTGGAACCGAACGCCATCATCGAGCTGTTCCAGCTGCACCTTGACGCCACGCTGCATGGCACTGGCGACATCTTTTACTTCCACAACGGCGTGAATGCTGCCGTGACCGGCAACGTGGTTTGGAACGGCCAGTCTTATGTGCGCCTGCCGCTTGAGGCCACTGGCTTTGACTACAGCAGCAGCGGCAGCCTGCCACGCCCAAAACTGGCCGTCAGCAATATCGGCAGCAGCATTACGGCATTGCTGCTTCAGGTCAACCTGATCACCACAGGCAACGACCTCGGCGGCGCAAAGGTTGTTCGCATCCGCACGCTTAAAAAGTATCTGGATGGTGCAGCCGGTGCCGATCCCCACGCCAAATTCCCTGACGAGATCTGGTATGTAGACCGTAAGTCAAACGAAAACCGCGCTGTTGTCGAGTTCGAGCTGGCCAGCAAATTTGATCTTGTGGGCGTGATGCTTCCACGGCGTCAGGTCATTGCCAATGTTTGCCAGTGGATCTATCGCGGTGGCGAGTGTGGTTACACCGGCAGCAACTATTGGAACGCTCAAGATCAAGTTGTCGGCACTTTGGCTTTGGATGCGTGCGGCAAACGGATTTCATCCTGCAAGTTACGGTTTGGCGCCACGGCTGAATTACCATTTGGCAGTTTCCCTGGCGCGGGTCTATCCAAGTGATAATCAGCAAAGCACTACAAACAACAATCCTGGAGCACGCGCAAGCTGAGGATCCACGCGAGTGCTGCGGCTTGGTTGCTGTGGTCAAGGGGCGCAAGCGGTATTTTCCCTGCACCAACCTGGCCGATACACCCGACGAGCATTTTGTGCTCAGTGGCGAGGATTACGCAGCAGTTGAGGATCAAGGCGAAATCGTGGCCATCGTCCACAGCCACCCAGCAACCAATCCCAATCCAAGTCAGGCGGACCGCGTGGCCTGCGCAAAATCCGGCTTGCCGTGGTTCATCATCAATCCGAAGACTGGTGGCTCCAGCCTGACGCTGCCCGAGGCATACGAGTTGCCGTACGTGGGCCGGGAGTTTGTGTTTGGCGTAGTGGATTGCTACACGATGTGCCGGGACTGGTACGGCAAAGAATTTGGCCTCCAGCTCAGCGACTACAACCGCCGCGACAAGTTTTGGGAACGTGGCGAAGACCTGTACCTAGACAACTTCCATCGTGAAGGCTTCCACAAGGTGCCGTTTGAGGAGCTGCAATACGGCGATGCCTTACTGATGCAGCTTGGCTCCAGCTTGCCTAACCACGCAGCCATCTACATTGGCGACCAGCAGATCCTGCACCACGTTCAAGACCGACTTAGCAGTAGGGACGTGCTGGGCGGCTACTATATCAAGAGCACTGCCATGGTCCTACGGCATGAAAGTCGTTAAGGTCTACGGCGCCCTACGCAAGTATTTGGGGCAATGCCGTTTCCAGTTTGAAGCCGACACACCAGCGCAGGCGATCAAGGCATTGTGCGTCAACTTTCCTGGCCTGGACAAGTGGCTGCTGGATAGTGAGCAGGATGGTGTTGCATACCGCGTCAGCATCGGCAAGGAAAAAGTTACCGAAGATGATCTATCGCCATTGGTAATGCCTTGGAGTGAACGCCAAGTTTTCAGCATTACGCCTGTAATTGCTGGCGCTGGCGGCATTGGTGCAAAAATTGGTATTGGCATTGGTTTAATTGCAATTTCTTTTTTGCTTCCAGGCGCCGGTATTTTTGGTACTACCAGTATTTTTGGAGCAAGTGCTGCTACTGCTGGAGCTGCTGGTTTTGCAACTGCATTGGGTACTGCATTTAGTGCAATTGGTGCATCATTGATTTTGGGTGGCGTAGCACAACTTATTTCACCACAGCAAACTTATTCAAGTACAGAACGTGGTAAAGATGCAGCACGATTTGAATCGTTTACTTTTTCAGGCGTTACCAACACTGTGCAGCAAGGTATGCCAGTTCCGATTGTTTATGGCCGTGCCTACATTGGTTCGGCTGTGATCAGCAGTGGTCTTGACGTGGATCAACTGATATGAGCACTTATCGTTCGATTCAAGGTTCCGGCGGCGGCGGTGGCGGCGGCGGCTGCTTTCTTGGCCGCACTTTGGTGCGCACACCTGATGGTGAATGCCAGATTGACCAGCTAAAACCTGGCGATCAGGTTCTTAGTTTTGACGATCATGGCATCATCAAGGCTGGCACCGTGCTCAAAGTGCATGAGCATGAGAATGAGCGCGTCATTCGTTATGGCCTGTGGGGTGGCACGTTTCTTGATGCTACGCCCAACCACTGGGTACTAAATCAATTCAATGCCTTTGTTGAGATCGGCACGTTAGGCGCCGATGATTGCTTGGTGGATGAAAACAATCACCTGCGGCCAATTGTTAGCAAAACAGATTTATGTAACGGCACGGTTTATAACCTGACAGTTGAAGGACACCACACATTTATTGCTGGTGGCATCCGTGTCCACAATGCTGGCCTTGGTGTAGGCATTGCAGGTTCTGGCGGTGGTGGTGGCAAGGGCGGCGGTGGGCAAGCTTACGTTCCAACCGAATCTGACGACTCACTCCAGTCAGTTCAATACGGCAGCGTTCTTGACCTGCTTAGTGAAGGTGAAATTGAAGGCATTGAAGGTGGTGTCAAAGGCATTTATCTTGATGGCACGCCAATTCAAAGCAGCACTGGCACAGATAACTTTACAGGTTACACAGTGGTTACCCGTAATGGCACGCAGGCACAAGCATATATTCCAAACACCAACGGCACAGAGTCAGAAAAAGGCGTAAACGTAGAAGCCACTGCCAGCACCTCAGTTACTCGCACAATTAGTGACACGGATGTTGACCGTGTGCGGGTTACGGTCCAGATGCCAGCTTGCCAAATTATTGAAGATGACGGCGACATTGTTGGCAACAGCGTAGACATTCAGATTCAAGTTCAATACAACGGTGGCGGGTTCACAACTGTTGTAGCTGACACCATCAGCGGCAAAACAACCAACAGTTATCAGCGCGACTACATGCTGACGCTGAGCGGTGCGTTCCCGGTTGATATTCGCTTGGTGCGTATCTCGCCAGATTCTGGCAGCGCACGCAATCAAAACCGCACTTACCTTTACAGCTACACCGAAATCATTGATGAAAAACTGCGCTACCCAAACAGCGCATTAACTTTCCTGCGGTTTGATAGCCGCCAGTTCAACAGCATTCCGTCCCGCAAATACTTGGTGCGGGGCATCAAGATCCAGCTACCCAGTAACGCCACGGTCGATACCACTAACTACCTTGGCCGCGTCACGTATTCCGGCGTGTGGGATGGAACTTTTGGCGCTGCTACATGGTGTGCAGACCCAGCGTGGTGTTTATGGGATCTGCTGACCAATACCCGCTACGGAGCATCCATCCCCGCCAGCAGCTTAGATCGCTACGACTTTTATTCAATCAGCCAATATTGCAACGGCCTGGTCAGTGATGGCAAAGGCGGCCAAGAACCACGCTTCCTGTGCAACCTGCTGCTTAACAGCCGTGACGAGGTTTATAACGTCATCCAAGAGTTCACGGCACTATTCCGTGGCATTGCCTACTACGGTGCTGGCACCTTGGTTGTCAACCAGGACAGGCCATCAGATCCGCAATACGTCATCACTGCTGCCAACGTAATTGACGGCATTTTTAACTACTCAGGCACATCACAGAAAGCACGCGCCAGCACCGCAACTATTGGATACCAGACCTACGAAGGCTTAGGTGAAGTCGAATTTGAGTACGTTGAAGATGCTGCGGCAATCGCCAAGTACGGCATCATCAACCGTGATGTCAAGCTGCTCGGTTGCTACAGCCAGGGGCAAGCGCACCGCGCTGGCAAGTGGACGCTTCTGAGTGAGCAGAACCTTACTGAAACCGTCACGTTTGCAGTGTCCCTGGACAGTGGAATCGTGTTGCGTCCCGGCATGGTCATCAGTGTTGCCGACTCAATGAAGGCTGGTTCGCGTCGTGGTGGCCGGATCAGCAGCGCAACCACAACCACGGTCACAATCGACAGCACTGAAGATCTGAGCGTCATCGTTGCGAATGGCGCAACACTCACAGTCATGTTGCCTACTGGCTCGGCTGAACTGCGTCCTATCCAAAGCATCAGTGGCACGGTTGTCACGGTCGGTAATGCGTTCAGCGAGGCACCCAACGCTCAAGGTATTTGGGTTATTGAAACGACAGACGTCGAGCTGCAAACATTTCGTGTTATCACAGTTACTGAGTCAGAGCCTGGCGTTTATGGCGTAACAGCACTGGCGTACAACTCAACCATTTACGACGCAATTGAAAATAATCTACAAATTCAACCGCGTGACATTACAAGCCTTTCGACAATACCAGACCCAGTTGGAAATATTGCTGGCACCGAACACTTGTATCAAGATGGCAACAGTGTATTAACAGCATTTGACCTTAGCTGGATCGCGCCTAAAAATGTCAGTAGTTTCCGCATACAACACAGGTTAAACAATAATAACTGGATTACGTTTGAAACCACATCGCCATCGGCGCGAATCAACAGCCTTATTGCTGGCACGCTTCAAGTTCAAATTCAATCAATTAGTAGCATTGGCAAGGCCAGTCCAATTACAGCAGCATCCTTTTCTATTACAGGCAAAACTGCCCTGCCAGGAGACGTTCAAAATCTTACCATCGAGCCAATTAACGCCAACAGCGCCAGGCTGCGCTGGAGCCAGACGGTTGACCTTGACGTGGCAGTTGGTGGCACCGTTCACATCCGCCACAGCAACTTGACCGATGGCACAGCAACCTGGAGCAATTCGGTTGACCTGATCCCAGCAAAAGCTGGTGCGGCCACAGAAGCCATTGTGCCATTGGTGGAAGGTGAAATCCTGGTCAAGTTTGAAGATGACGGCGGCAGGCAATCAACCAATGAAACCAGCGTCATTGTTGATTTCCCTGATGCGCTTGGGTATTTCCCAATTCAGGTGCGCCGTGAAGATCAAGACGCCCCACCATTCCAGGGCACAAAAACCAATGTTTTTTACAGCGATATTTTTGATGCGCTCTGTCTCGACGGCAGTTCGTTTATTGATGACATTCCAAACGTAGACTTAATTCCCGCGTTTGATTGGCTTGGCAATGTCCAGGCAAGTGGCACATACAACTTTGCCAATGCGCTTGACCTTGGCACTGCTTATGCTGTTGACTTGAAGCGGTACTTTGTCACCCGTGGTTTCTACCCTAGCGACCTGATTGATTCAAGACTGGAATTGATTGACCTATGGGATGACTTTGATGGCGGCGTGATTGATGCAGTCAACGCAAAACTTTACATGCGTGCGACAAACGACAATCCTGCTGGCACGCCCACATGGACCGCCTGGCAGGAATTTGTTAATGGCACCTTCAACGGTCGGGCATTTGAGTTCAAAGCAGAACTGACGTCAACCAATGCATCCCAGAACATTTTGATCGACGGTTTGGGATACGAGGCAACGTTCCAGCAACGGCAAGACCAAAGCACGGCAACCATTGCCAGCGGTGCTGGCGCCAAGACGGTGACCTTCGACAAGGCGTTTTACACGGCTGGTGGGACAAGCCTCCCAAGCGTGGGCATCACAGCGCAAAACATGGTCAGTGGTGACTACTTCACGGTTGGCACCATTACGGGCACCACGTTTACGGTTACCTTCCGCAACAGTGGTGGAACTGCTGTTGACCGCAATTTCACCTACACCGCGACTGGGTATGGCAAGGCACTGTAGACTTGTGAAACAACGAACCGGCTAATCGGTGGCAACCCACGATTACGTCATAGCCAACGGCACAGGTGCAGCGGTCAGATCTGATCTGAATGATGCGCTTGCGGCCATTGTCAGCAATAACAGCAGCAGCACAGCGCCTGCTACGACCTACGCCTACCAGTGGTGGGCCGACACGACCACCGGCCTGTTGAAGCAGCGCAATGCTGCTAACTCGGCGTTCGTAACGATTGGCACGCTGGCCAGCACCAACCTTGGCCTTGCATCACTGGCAGGCGCCACTTTTACAGGTGACGTGATCCTTGGCACGACCACTGCACTGGAACTGCCAGACGGCACAACTGGTCAGCGGCCTGGTTCCCCGGTCAACGGGATGATCCGTTACAACACCACACTTAGTACGTTCGAGGGTTACAAAAACGCTGCATGGGGCGCCATTGGCGGTGGAGCAACTGGCGGAGGATCTGACGACGTGTTCTATGAGAATGGACAGACGGTCACAACCAACTACACTTTGACCACCAACAAAAACGCAGTGACAGCTGGCCCAGTTACGGTAAACTCAGGCGTAACCGTCACGATTCCCAGTGGCTCAAGCTGGGTGGTGGTGTAAGTCATGCCAATTTCAATCGCTGGCTCTGGAACCATTACCGGCATCTCGGCTGGTGGGTTGCCTGACGACTGCATCACCACGGCGGAGATTGCTGCCAACGCTGTCACCACCGCCAAGCTTGGTTCCGCTGAACAATCGGGCCTGTGCAAAGCGTTTGTGAACTTCAACGGCACCGGCACCGTGGCAATCCGCGCTAGCTACAACGTGAGCAGCATTACGGATAATGGGGCTGGGGACTATACGGTGAACTTCACGACGGCGTTGGCGGATGCTAATTACGTTACAACAGGCAGTTGTCAGCGCGAATCTGGTCAGCCCGAAGGGATCCTAACTATTTATTCTAATAATTCAAGTGGAGCACTTGTTAGTCCAACAACCACAGCGGCGCGAATCAATACTTCTGTGCGCACAGGAGGCCCGATTGATTCTGCCTTTGTCAACGTCGCCATTTTCCGGTAACCCATCATGAAACGAATCATCTACCAATCTGAATCTGGCGGTGTTGCGGTCATCATCCCCACCGAGTCAGTCGAACTGGCGCTAAAGGATGTGCCCGAAGGCGTGCTCTACGAGATCGTCGATGTTGCTGACATCCCCAGCGACCGCACCTTCCGTGGTGCCTGGGTCATCGGTGACTGCTGCATTGAGCACGACCTGGGCCAGTGTCGCGTCATTGGTCACCAGATGCGCCGGGCACAACGCAACGCAGAGTTTGCCCCGTTTGACGAGATCATCGCCAAGCAAATCCCAGGTGCAGACGCGCTTGCAGCCGAAGAGGCCCGTCAAGCCATCCGCGAGAAATACGCCTTGATTCAGGACGCCATCGACGTTGCTGAGGATCCTGACACCATCAAACTCGCCCTGGAGGCCAACCAATCATGAGCCCTGTACGTCTTAACGGCTCAACATCGGGTTACACCGAACTCTCCGCCCCAGCCGTGGCGGGTTCCAACACGCTGCTGTTGCCGACGGGTGCGGGTAGCGCCTACCAAGTGGTGCGTAACGGTGCCACCGCAGGGTCGCTGGAGTTCACCGACAAGATTGTCAGCGGCACCGCGCAGAACAGCACCAGCGGCACCAGCATTGACTTCACTGGCATTCCGAGCTGGGTGAAGCGGGTGACGGTGATGTTTAACCAAGTTAGCACAAGTGGTTCAAGTCATTTGCTAATACAAATTGGCAATGGATCAATTATTTCATCTGGGTATCCAACTTCGACAAGTTGTGTCATTAACAATGCACCCTCCCCTTTCTTTATCTCATCAAACAGTGGTTTCATACTTTATAATGGTGCAGCGTCAAATGTTTATAACGGAGCAATGTTGATAATGAATGTTACGTCTAACACTTGGACAGCGCAGCACACTATAGGTGGCAATGATACGAGCAGATTTGGAGGCGGTAGTCTTGCCCTCTCCGGCACCCTAGACCGCGTTCGCATCACCACCGTGAACGGCACCGACACCTTCGACGCCGGGTCGATAAATATTATGTATGAATAGCATGAAACCACATATCACCCTAGACCGATTAAAAGAGCTGGCACACTATGACCCAGCTACAGGGCAGTTTGTGTTGAAGAAACACCGCAAAGGAACCACCAGAAAGATTGGTGATGCACTGGGAAGTAAGAAAAAACCTGGCTACTTAGAAGCTTGCTTTGACCAGCGTATCTACCTTTTGCATCGGCTGGCTTACTTCTACATGACAGGAGAGGTACCCCAAACTGTTGACCACATCAATAGCAACGGGATGGACAACAGGTGGGACAACCTACGGTCGGTCACCCATCAGCAAAACATGGAAAACATAAAGAAAATGCGCCCCGACAATACGACCGGCTACAGGGGTGTGCACAGGTGGCACGGCAAGTATCGTGCCAAGATAGTAGTCAACAAAAAGCAAATCCACCTTGGCACATTCTCAACAGCAGAGGAAGCGGCAAAAGCTTATGAGGCTGCCAGGCCAAGCATCCACAGTTTCTACGTCCCTCAGGAGGTGATCCGATGAGCACAATTAACGTTTCAAACCTCGCCGGACCTTCTAGCACCGGCACTGCTGCAATCCTGGCCAGCGTCAATGGTGGTTCTATTGCTGGTAGCCGGAACCGCATCATCAATGGCACGGCAGCAGTAGATCAGCGTAATACTGGCGCTTCTCAAACTTTTACCGCAGCCGCTGCTTTGGCCTATAGCGTTGATCGTTGGTACGGCTATTGCACAGGTGCAAACGTCACGGGCCAACGAGTAACAGGTGCCACAGCTGGTCAGTTTTATTACCGATTCACAGGAGCTGCCAGCGTCACGGCTATCGGTTTTGGGCAACGGATTGAGCAACTCAACAGTGCCGACCTTGCCAGCAGTACCGCAACGCTGAGCGTTGACCTTGCCAACTCACTGCTAACGACTGTCACCTGGACAGCGTATTACGCAACCACTGCTGATACCTTTGGCACGTTGGCCAGTCCCACTCGGACGCAGATTGCCACTGGCACGTTTACTGTTACCAGCACTGTCACCCGGTACAACACCAACATCAGCGTTCCAGCAGCGGCCACTACCGGTATCGAGATTGTGTTCACGGTTGGCGCTCAAACTTCCGGCACCTGGACAATCGGCAACGTCCAACTTGAACCCGGCACCGTCGCGACTCCTTTTGAGCGCAGGTCGTATGGGGCGGAGTTGGCGTTGTGTCAGAGGTATTTCTTTAAAGGCATCCAAGGTGCTTCTGGATACGGAACAACGGGGGGTCTATATGGTCAATACAATAGAACCGCAGTTACAATGCGTACTGCACCTACAGGCACTATTAACTTAGATGCCGGAGGTAATTGCAGCAGTCCAGTAATTGATAATTTATCGGTTGATAGATTTAGAGCTTATGTAACTGTTGGGTCATCCGGTGGTTTTGATGCTCAAATTACAGTCACCTTGTCCTCTGAGCTGTAACTAACCATGACCTACCAACTCACCTCCGGCAACACCATTCTCCGTCTTGCGGACAACGCCTTCATCCCACCCGACCCCGCCAACATCGATTATGCCGCCTACCTGGAGTGGGTCGCAGCTGGCAACACCCCCGAGCCTGCACCCGAACCTGTGGCCCCGGTTGAACTGACGCCTGCTGAGAAGTTGGCAGCATCTGGGTTGACGGTGGATGAACTGAAGGCGCTGCTGGGCCTTGACTGATGGCAGTACGCGCAAAGGCTGGTGCATCACACATCACCCACCAGCCGGGTGCTCCAAAGCTTACAAATCAAGGTCAAGGAAAACGGTCGCGGCCTAACCACGGTCGAAAGAAGCGGATTGGGCAAGGAAAACGCTAACAATTTTCCCCAAAAAATTTAATTTCAGCCTGCCTCCGAACACTGGCAGCCTGCTCAACGGTAGCAAAACTGCCTAGGTGTATAGTTTTTTGATTTACTTTTATTTGTGCATAAAATACATTATCGCGCTTATTGTAACTAACTCCACGAGTGCCAGTTGTATTGTGCCCATATAGACCTCCATTTATTGAATTTAATTGATATTCAACTAAGCGCAAATTAGAAGGAGTATTATCGTATTTATTGCGGTTTATGTGGTCAACAAGAAAATTGCCGGGATCAACTTCGTTGTATATGGCGTAAACAATACGCTGGACCGTATAGTAATAACCATCAATTGCGGCTACCCAATACCTTGTATTTTTTGTCCCGGCGGGCAATCCAGCTTTTAAGCGACCTCGGGTTATTTTATTGCGAAGTCCACTTGGAGAATACTCGTCAAGGTCAAAAATTTCTTTTAGCCTATCCACGCTTGGGAGTGGTCTAAACTTTGGCATCGCTTGGGTACGCAAGTGGTCATGGACAGGTGCGCCAACACGCTGTCCACAAAATTATAAGGCCAAGGCTGACATCGGTCAAGCGGCCAAGGCAAAGGCTGAACCTTGCTAAAATAAGGGCACCTAATAGCCTGCCGTGTCAACCCCTGAACCACAACCAGGGTTTTGGCGCGGCGTCCGTCAGGAAGCTTTGGCTGGCATCGTAGTTTTAGCAGTCGGCAGTGCTGGCGCTGGTATTTTTTACCTCTGCTACACCGTCCCAACCAAGCTGGACGACGTGCTCAGCAACCAGCAACTGATCCAAAAAAAGCTTGGTGACGTTGAAGACAAGGTGCTCGACCACGACGTGCGTATTATCAAGCTGGAACTCCGGCGCTAAGCTGGGCAAAACCACCTTTTC